ATAGATAAACTATCTCTATATTTCATAGAAAATAAAATACTTATTTGCGTGTTTTATTCACTTCGGCTGTAAGACGAATAAATGATTCCTGGGTAATTACTGGGGATACTTTTCGGGAATTTAATTGTTCTCGAGTTAAGTATGTTGTTTTTAAATCACTAGTAGTGTGACCTAAATATTTTGTATTATCATGAACAGTCTCATATGTTTTGGGAGTTAACATATTATTTACTAAATTAGACTGTATAGATAGAGGGGTCATATGTCTAGATATATACCCCATATCATTTGAAGCTTCTCTAAAGTTGTTTTGCATAACATCAAATGCATTATTAGTAAGATATTTTCTATATTCCCAATTAGATTGTATTTTATTATCTTCAACTAACTTTGCATTTATTACTGCATCATGTTGCCATGTAGCAGTAATTGAGCGTCCATCACTCATTAATGGTGGAAATTCAGGATATTTGTTATTAGTAGTATATCCTAAAGAAGATTGTGGTATAGTTTCTTTCACAATTGGATATGCACATCGAATCGATTCGTGATTACTGAAATTAGTTTTCTGCATGATTATAATAACTATAGATATATAAATTATTTCTAAATATCATGTGTTTCAAGTAATGTAATAAGGTCACGTTTTTTCATTTTGCTAGGATCGCTTGCTAATCCCTTTTCAATGATAAGCGATTTAAGTGCAGTTAGGTTCATTCGTTTATATGCGCTCGAACCTTTTTTGGGGACACTTGAGAATGTAGCAATTGAAGAATTTGCAATCGAAGAATCATCTTTATTAGTTTCATTTTCTAATTTTTCAACATGAATATTAACATCAACCATTTGTGGTATTTGGTCACCCTGTGATGATGTAGTTTCATCTAATTCGTAATGTAACCCTTCTGTTTGAATTTCACCATTTATTTCAACATTAACCACTTTTACTTCATCATTATCAATACTGACTTCATCACCGTTATAATTATCAACACTGACATCATCATCATCGATAACATCTTCATCATCATCGGTAACATCTTCATCATCATCGGTAACATCTTCATCATCATCATCATCGGTAACATCTTCTTCATCATCATCGGTAACATCTTCTTCATCATCATCAGTAACATCTTCTTCATCATCATCAGTAACTAACGAATCACTTGATTCATCGTAGTGAATTCGATCATTATTATTAGTATCTATGTTATTTAACGTAATTTCGTGATATTCATTATTAATTGGAACATCATGGTTTAGTACAGTTCTAACCTGTCCAATTTCATTAACCATACTGTTAATAATTTCAAACATAGTATCACATTTATTTTCCAACGATAGTACACGGCTTTTAAAATGGTAAACTAACATAACTATTAGAACAAATGTAATTCCTAAACAAGCAAAAAATAAAGTTTCTAACATTCCTAGCATTTTCATTATAGTAGAAATATAAATTATACATTACTACTAAACGAATGTCTAACCTCTTTTATAAATATTATATTTTTATTCATAGTAAAAAATAATGGGTTATATTATACTAATTATGAATCAATCATTTGAAAATTCACCGAAACCTATACAAAATAGTATAACAGAGAATGCGTATACTAACAATAGAGATGAATCTAGTATGTTTAGTGGTAAAAATTTTATAATAGTAATTTTGACAGGCCTATTGATATTATCGTTTTTAGGAATAAATTTATTAGCATCAATGGGAAACATTGTAGAAACTTTAAGCAATATATTTGGTCCATTATTTACACAAATTCTATCAGTATTCGGTTATACTGCAGGTACCGTTATAGATAAATCGACTGATATAGTGACTGATGTTGCTAAACAAGGTATTGATTTAGCAGGCGATACTGTACAATCTGCTGCTGATTTATTAAAGGATGCTAGTCGCCCAGGTGTAGATAGCCAGGCGGTTAGTCAATTAGATAAATCGTTTGGAGATGCATCATTAGATAATGTATTAAATAAATCAAAATATTCAAATAATGAACCAGATATGGATAGTGACATAAATCCTATTCAAAAACCAATAACATCGGGTAAGGCATCGTGGTGTTTGGTAGGCGAATATCAGGGAAAAAGAGGATGTATTAGTGTAAATGATAGCAATAAATGCATGTCAGGTCAGGTATTTCCTACACAACACCAGTGTTTGAATCCAACACGAACAAATTATATGAATACAGCTGCATAAATAAAAGTAATACACTTAAAAAATAATATAAACTAATTAATTTCTATTAATTTATATTATTAAAAATGGTACAATATTTACATGTAATAATGTTGAATAATAACACATTATTTTTACACGCATCTATATTAAATCCTCGCGAAAAGAATGCAATTTTATTAGAATGTGAATTAATGAATGATTATACCAGCAAATATAAACCAAATCGAGTAGAAGAAACTATTAAAATTCATCAAAATGGCGAAATAAATTTCTTTGTTAAAAAATATATGAAAATTTATGGTATAAATAAAGTACGAGGAGGTTCATATTGTGATGAAAACTTAACAGATACAGAAAAACAACATATAATAAATGAAGGTAAACTAACAATTGATTCAGTAGAAGATAAAGCAAGTTTAATAAAAAAGGTATTATGTGAATATTCGAACATAAATAATTGGACCCATGAAGAACGTACAAATGAAATATATAGATTAGATAAATTAGAGAAAAAATATATACATGAAACCAATATGCTATCCAATTTAAGTAATTTCAACAACATTTTGCTGGATCGTAGTATTCTAACAGATTTAGAATGGATTGGTCAAAAATGTATACAACAGATTAATAATAGTGTACCCTATATCGTTCCATCAAATAGAGTTAAATTCGAAGATGAAACGAATTGGGTATGGGATAATATAGTTGTTAAAATTAATAAAGAATATATTGAAAATAATGATAAAGAATGGCTATTATCTACATGTAAAAGAAAATCACAGAAAATAACAAAATATGATATTGATAAATATAAAAATATAATTGCAAAAATAAAGGCGTTTTATTATGTATTTACTGAATATACAGAAATAGAAAGTGATTATCTTCCCAAAATTCATATGCATTCACCTGAAACAGTATTTGATGTATTTATGTATCATAATATTAATCAGGATAATTGGTTAGAACCGTATAATATATTAGAAAAATATATAAGTGCAATAGAATATATAGGATATTGTGTAATATGTAGGATAGATGAATATGAATTTGATGTCAAATCATATTCAGCAAATTTTAAAGATGAACTATCATATAGACGACGATATATAGCCAATAATAGATAATATTTATTCATGACCATGGTGGTATAAATTATTACATCTCTTATCAGACATAGCTGCACCATATGTAATATTAAATCTAGTAGTACACATTTTAAGATGATCTCTCCAACTCATAATATTTTTATGTGGAACATCTTTCTTTTCAATAGAGAGTTTTTTCATTGTATTATTCTTTGGTTTATTAGATTTGGCAGTACGTTTTGCTGCAGATTTTTTTACTCGATTATAACATTTTCCAGTTTTTGGAGGACAACGTCTAGAACCACTTGGACAACGAGGCATTATATATTATATATTATATATATAATAAAAAAATTGACATATAGTTATTATATTATTATATGTCAATTGTTACTAATATAAATGCCTAAACTTACACGTCATGATTTATTTTGCAAAGCTTTTGATGAATTTATTACAAATCATATCAATATAGAAACAGCAAACGAAGAAATGGTAGAATTAACCCCGTTTGGTCCAATCAAAGATTATAAGTTGATTAATACAACAAGTAATAAATCCAGATGTAAACAAGAATATGTATTAACTGTACCAACTCAAACTATTGTTTATCATACTGAACCAGAAGTAAATGAAAATAATGATGAAGAATCGATATGGCATGATCCGGTTCCAGTATACGGACCTCATCATGTTCCAACCTTTAATCAATTTAAACATTCATTTATAGAATATTTTAGCAGATATCGAATGTATCATAATGGAAATTTAAAGTCATATATGATTGTAAAATCGCTCAGTAATACGTACGACTTATTAAGTACAAATCCAATTAATATTGAAGTAATATATCATAAAAATTATACCCCATTTCCTCGTCCATTAACACAATTAGAAGAGATTGAAATTGAAAATGAAGAATTAAAAAACAGGTTGTCCAGAAAAATAAAATTAGTATCAACACTGCGTAAACAATTAACAGAAGAAAAATCCAGAAATTTACTTAATTATAACCGTTTACAGAGACATTTTCGCACAGAATATGAAAAATCTACAGATATTAAAGAATGTCCAGTATGTTATGATATAATTAATCCATCAAAATTAATAATACCAGGTTGTTTACACGCTATTTGTATATACTGTGTAGTAAAATGTGATGCATGTCCATTATGTAGGGATAAATATGATCATTATATTGAATGTGGTCCTTTACATCCTATATAGGTACACCTTCAAATGAAATAGTTTTTGCACTAGTTCCTGGATTAAGAGGAGTCGAACAATTAAGTGTATTTGGAATTACATATGAATCATTAATATTTAAGTACATACCAAATGTCATATTAAATTTCATATTACTATTATTATCATTAATCTCGGTTTTATAATTAATATTAAATCCATAAATAAAACTAGGTTCAGTTTGTACAATAATATTTTCTATTTTTAGAAGTCCTACATATTTTTCGCAACTAAATTGAAATGTTTCATCATTACCTTGATAATCTAAAACAGTATCTATTGTAGGAACTGCAGTATCAATAAATGAAGTAGTAAGTTGAACATTGTTATTAACGGGTTGATTGTTATAATATGGTTGAAATTCGATATCATAAATATTAGCAGTAATTGGAATATCTTTATAGATTTTATCTATATCATTACCAGTTAATTTGAAAACAACAGGAGTTATTATTGTAAATGATTGATATGGACCAGTTATAGTGTCCTGTATAGAGACTGTACTAAATAATGTGTTAACATTAGGTAAACATAATTTGTTTGGTTCAATATAATATTGCCATTCCGGATTGTTAGAGGTATCCTGTAGTGCAACTGCATAATTATTGGTATCGCCGTTATAATTATATAATGGTATTTCAGGTTTTTCTTGAAGAATGATAGGTGGACCAGGTACTCCGGCCTTATTCGATAATGTTGGGATATATTTATTACTTGGACAATTTATTCTAGATTGTCTATAATTTCCTCGAGCTAATGATGCAAATCGCTCAGTACGAGTCGGTTTAGAACCCTGTGTAGAATTTTTATTATATTTTAATATTTCGACTTTTCTTCTCATATTCAGGTCAGTTGAAGTATAATTTTGACTGTATGGATTTATAGGTGTATTTCTAACAGGAGGTGTTCTATTCATTAGATAATTTTTTCGCTGAGTTAATAAATCACATAATATTTGATCGGCCATATTATATTTATCCTATACATAGAATAAATATATTATCAAAATATATTGAACAAAATTTTAATATATTTTATTAGTGATATTTATACTTTTGCTGTATACCATGATGTAGATAGATAATTGTAATTCTTCTGTAATTTACCGCTATTTTCAGCATCTGTATCTAGATTAGGACCATTTGATACTATTTTTGTTATTTCAAAAATATTCATAGCGTAATCATAATATCGAAGGTTTGATAAATTTCCGTTGAATCCACCATTCTTAGTAATGTTAACATTATAATAATTCTGTATTGGAACGTCAGTTAACGTTAGTCTACCCGAAATTGTACCATTAACGTAAACATCCATTATCGTATTTTGCATACGAATAATTATATTTACCCATTTTTTAATTGGGATATCATCAATATCAATATAACTATCATTTCCATTAGCATTGGTTGTCATGATTACTCTCAATGATGCAATATCTCCAGTTGAAGGTGATGAACCTACATCATTATTATATGGTTTAATATATAATCCAGGACCATTTCCTTGCAAGTCAATACCGTCTCCTTTCTCATTTGAAATATCACCAGGACCTTTGTTAAATATATGATTATATTTGTGTTTTGCTTCTGCACCAGGTAATTCATTAATAAAAATCCAGGTTGACCAGGTAAATTCTATACCACTTGATTGATTGTTCGATCGTTTGATAAGTATTGATTCACTATTTGTAGGATCCTGTGTTCTAACCACTTCAGTGGCTCCAGATTTCATTCCATAATATAAATAAGGACTATCAGATGTTGTTGTAAAATATTGAATTAATAATATGCCTAAATTTAATAATACTATAAATATTATAATGATTAACATAAGAAAGGAGAACTTTGCAATAATAGTATTTGATTGTAAAAATCCCTCAGATGCTCCTTCTCCAGCTTCCGATTGATTAGAAAATCCATCAATACTACTTTTTATTGATTGTGAAACATCATTATATGTATTACTAATAGTATTACTTATTTTTTGCATACTATTAGGTCCTTGAGTTGTATTTTCCGAATAAGTATCCATAATGTTCTATATATAATATACATATAGAACATTATATTTTTATTATTTACTTAAAACAATCTATATTTGGTTTGTTCAACATCATCTTTAAGTATGGTAAAATCTACGCCATAGGATGACATGGAGTTTGTAAGACCTGAACCCTGTCCATTTCCTTTATTATATACAGACCATACTGTTTGAGGGTCTAAAGGTTCTGTCCAATGTGTGAATTTGGAAACCTGTGCATCATATGTTGTTGTTCCACCTAAAATCATTTTGTCATCTTTGCTACCAACAGTTGGAGATGCACCGTCTACGTGCATTTTTGATGATTTTACTAATTTACCATCTAAATATGCGTCTAGATATTGACCATCTACACTAATTACAACGTGAACCCATTTTTGTAATGGAAAATTATCAGTAATTGTTACAGAAACATTATTCTGATTTACATATAACTCACATTGTAATTCTGGTTTTAAACTGTCAAAAAACAATTTTATACTACTGTCTCGTTTAAATATAGTTTTATCAGTATTACTATCCCATGAATTTACATAAATCCAAATTCCATATGCATATCGCAAGCCATTCGGTCTATTAATATCAATTGGTGGATTTGATGAACTTAAACTAGCAGTAGTAGTTAATTCAGTGGACTTCATTAAGAAGAATGTATACAAAATATAAAATAATAGTATTACTAAAATAGCTAAACCTATTGCAACCCAATTCATTTTTACTATATAATAAATAGTTATAGTTTATTTTTGGGAGGGGTATTATTCATTAATAATTTATACATTCCTGCAATATTTGTTTTACTTAAGTTACTCGGGTAATAGCGTATGTTACATATAGATCCATTAAGACCATCTACACTACCAATTGTTGCATTATTATTTGTAAATACCTTAGCATTGAATTGTTCAAATGTTCTTTCTAATTTTCCATTTATAAAT